CAACAGTTTGGTCAAAAAGCTGTATCAAAGTCAGAAAGAAGGGACGAGGCCGCAAGACGATACCTGGAAGAAAACAATGATGATGGTGTGGCGTGGCCTACAAGCAATGAAGTTAGTCCATGATGACATTGGATCAACTGATTTTAAATACTGGGAAGCATCACTGTCTGATTACCCGCAAGAGCAGTTACTGCAAGGGCTGAAGGCTGCGGAAGATTGGTCCGGCTTTCTCACACTAGGAGACTTCCGTAAATTGTGCGATAAGCCAGTCCGAGCTCCCTATCACAGTGAGTTTAAAGCTCTGCCCAACAAGCGGATGGACAGCGATGTGTTCAGGCAAAAACTGAAAAAAATGCGCGAGGAGTTAGATTTATGAGTGAGAAAAGAACCGCCCAACAGCAAAAAGCCCTGGAACTATGGTGTAAGATTTTGGCCGAGGATTTGAACGCTGCGGGGCTTGATCAGCGCAAGGTGTTAAAGCCGTCAATAGCCATTCCGTGGTGTCAGCCAAGCGTGAAGGATAGGATTTTCAGACCTGTATTCACCGCCATGACTGGGCTGGAATCGACAGCAGACGCTGACCCCAAGGATTACAATCCAGTATATGAGGTATTGTGCAGACACTTAGCAACGAGGCTGGGCGTGACAGCTCCCGCATGGCCTGACAGGAATCGTGAGGATTTAAGGCAGGGTGGATGAAAGCGCATCAAAAAATAGTTAGAGATGGCGCGTCCCAGAAAACCGATATGCTTGGCGAGTGGTGGCTAGATATAGATACAGATATAAAAAAAGCAGAAGTTAGAGAGGTAAGCAGAGGAATTGCCGAGGGAATCATAAAAGAGTATGAGTGGCTGGGGTGTTTGGCAGCGGTAAATTGGTTTTATTACGGAATATTCTTTGATGATATTTGTGCTGGAGTGGTTGTCTATGGGCCTGAGTACATTGAAAACCTTGGCAAGTGGGATTCATACGGATATACGGGAAAAATAATACTTTTATCGAGAGGGGCTTGTGTTCATTGGGCGCACCCTCATAGCGCAAGCAAGCTAATACGGCAAAGCATGAAAATGCTCCCTGAAAAGTTCAAGGTGATTACTTGCACAGTTGATGACTTGGCGGGAGAGGTTGGAACCATCTATCAGGCTTGTGGTTTTGATTATGTTGGTTCTATGCGCGATGCAAACCCTAATGTTAATAGCAGAAAAGGGGATAGGGATGCTTGGGTGATTAATGGCAAGCTATACGGAGCCAGAAATATCAGACAAAAGCTAGGAACCACCAAGATACAGGAAATTAGAAAGCATTATCCAGACGCAAAGAAAATAAAGCAGAACTCAAAGGGCAGGTATTTTAGCTTCAGAGGCTCCAAAAAAGAAAAATCAGAGAATTTGAAAGCTATAGAGCATTTAATTAAGCCATACCCAAAGAGAGAGAACCAAGACATCCCATCAACGGTTTTAGACGGATATTCAAGATGAAACTATACCAACTAACCGACTCTGAGCTATCCAAGCGGTGTGAGAACCATGTAAAGCTATACCGTAATGTATCGGATTCAACTCGATTGCTTGAAGAGTTGCTTGATCGTTTCACCAAGCAGAAGAACATATTAGACGAGGTGTTAAGAGATGATTATCCGATCCAAACGAATAACTCAGGCGGCAAAAGACAGGAGCTGTGTGTGCTGCGGAATCGAAGATGGCACAATTGTGAGAGCGCACTATAGCGGGATGCGCCAACATCAGTACGGCAAAGGCCGTGGAATTAAAGGTCATGACTGCGTGGCCGCTGACCTGTGCATCAAGTGTCATGGGAAATTTGACAATTATGAAATGGGCAACGGTGAGACTAGGGAATTGCGACACATAGACCAGAGTGAGCAGTTCCTGCACTATTGCATGATGACGCTCGTCCGGGACATAGAAGCCGGAATTTATCAATTATGAAAATTGACATCAAGCCTCTGTCTGTCAATGTGGCATGGCAGGGGCGAAGATTTAGAAGCAAGGCTTACAAAGCATACCAACAGGAAGTCGCACTCAAGCTCCGCAAGATGACCCTCCCAGAGCCTCCCTACACGCTGCTCCTTGAATTTGGAGTAAGCAACAAGGCCGCTGACTACGATAACCCCATAAAGCCCTTTCAGGACTGCCTACAGGCTTTCTACGGCTTTAATGACTCTCAGATTTATGAGGGTGTGCAGCGCAAGGTAATCGTCCCCAAGGGCGAGGAATACGTGAAGTTTTCAATCCTGCCCCTACTAGACCTTAGTCACCTGTATGTCTAGGACAATTCTGCAATAAAATTCCTGCAATTTGTCCATAACAAACGAATATTGCTTTAATTGTACGATAGTCGTTGACAAGGGGTAGGTATTGGCTTAGAGTTGTCTCACTTACTTAAAAACACACAGGAGAACGACCATGTCAATGACCCGCAGAGAAATTGAAGACTTTTACGAATTTTGCGAGACACTAGACTTTGGTGATTATGACAAGGTTATGGTGCTTGACAGCAGTATACAGGCCTACGCAGACGAGGTGACAGGATGAAGCTAACAGCGGAACAGATCGAAGAAGTAGTGGTGGAGGCTCTTATAGAGGATAGGGAGAGCCTAGAGCAGGAGGAGATGTCTACACCGTACACTCACGAGGACTACGAAGACCGCATAGCCGAGCTAGAGAAGGATTTAGAGCAGTCCATTGAGCATATTGATAACTTGCAATTTTGCTCAGAAGAGCGCGGTTTTTTTTATTGCCCAAACTGTGGTGAAGGAACCAAGCATACAAAAGATTGCTACATTGGTGTGTTCTTGGACAAGCATAAGCCCTAGACCATCACATTACTGATTATATGGAGAGTGAGAATGGAAGATGAATTAGATATGTTGTTTAGATGGCATGAAATTGATGACCAGAAGTTGCTAGAGACAGTAAAAACAATTCGGCAATCTGCTAGAGATAGCGCATTAGCCTATGCCGCAAAGCATGGGTTTGTAGCACCGCCGCGAGAGGAAAGATCACCGGCTGAACTAATGAGAGGGGAGTGTGTCTCTGAACCATGACGACATGGCAGCGGTCATGACGAGGACGGTCCTTATTACGTCGACGTTCGAGAGGCCGCAAAAGCAGGGGCCAAAGCATTAGCCGCATCGTTCGGGTCTGACGTAGATTTATCAGATTGGGCAGCAGCTTAAACCAACCGGCCCCTACGGGGGCCAACCCCATACAGGAGAATGACCATGACGCTTAGAGAACTAACCCACAAGCACCACTTAATCAGCGTCCAGAGCGTTGTAGACAAGACTAAGGTTCCTCGCTCTACGCTCCAGGACTGGCATAGAAACAAGCCTCAACTGTTAGACATAGTTCTGCTAGGATGCGCCGCAAAGGAAGATAAGCATGGATAAGCATTTCTGGTGTACGCTGTGCGGCATCAAAAAGTATGCAGAAGACCTAGCAACCGGGATCAAAGATGGCTCTGGACTGTGCAAGGACTGTGATCAGCAGCTAAAGCGTGAGCTGGGGCGTGGTGTGCGAGAATATGTTTTGACGCAAAAAAAAAGGTATACTTAAACTATGGACTTACGAATCTTGGACGATAACGAGATTGAGAAGCTCAAAGAGCTTGCCCCTGCCCTGTCACACGCTCAGTTGGCAGAATATTTTGGCATGTCTGACAATTGCTTGAGAAGGATGTTTAAACGAGAGCCAGAGTTATTGGAGGCTTATAACAAGGCATTGCTAGACGCAAGCAGCAGAATGATCTCTCAACTGTATGCAAACGGCATGGACGGTGATTTTCAGAGCATGAAGCTATGGCTATCTCAGCGAGCTGGCTGGACGGAAAAGAGCAGGCAGGAAATATCTGGACCTGACGGCAAGGCTATTGAGAAGGATTATCATGTGACCATTGAGGTCGTTAATCCAGGAGACTTAGCCTGAATCTGCAGATCGCTCCAAAGCTGTTACCAGTGCTTGAGGCTAAACAACGCTTCATTGTGGTCTACGGCGGTAGAGGCAGCGGCAAAAGCTATGGCCTCGGCTCTCTTAGCTTGCTCAAGGCTCTGGAGGGGCAAAAGATCGGAGCTTTTAGAGAGTTCCAGAACTCCATCGATGATTCGGTACACAGCCTCTTAGCGTCTCAGATACAGTCTTATGGCCTTGAAGACTTTCAGGTGCAGAATAACCAGATTCTGTTTAATGGCGAGGCGGCTTTTAAATTTAGAGGTCTAGCCAGAAACGTAGAGGCGGTTAAGTCGATGTATGGCTTTAACTTGTTCTGGGTCGAGGAGGCTCAAACTATATCCTTTGAAAGCCTGAAGGCTCTTACTCCTACGCTTCGGGAAGCAGGCAGTCAGATATGGCTTTCAGGTAACCCACGGTCCAGCACTGACGCATTTTCTGAGCGGTTCATTAAGCCATTCGAGAAGCAGCTTAACCGCGATGGCATATACGAAGACGATATGCACCTAATTATCCGCATGAATTACGAGGATAACCCGTGGTTTACGAAGACTCCGCTAGAGCAGGAGCGGCTACATGATAAGCAGAACCTGCCCAGAGCTATGTACGAGCACATCTGGGAAGGCAAGCATCTCGATACTGTGCAGGACAGTATAATCGACCCTGACTGGTTTGATGCCGCGATAGACGCGCACAAGAAGCTGGGATGGAAGCCAGAAGGAGCTCTAATTGCTTCCCACGACCCTTCAGACGAGGGCGGTGACAGTAAAGGCTATTCCTTGCGCCACGGCAATGTCATTCTGGACGTTTGTGAAAATGTTACTGGAGATGCCAACGAAGGCATGGACTGGGCACTAGAGAAGGCTGTAGCAGCTCAGGCAGACCACTTCATCTGGGACTGTGACGGTCTTGGGATAAGCCTAAAGCGTCAAGTAGACCAGGCGCTTGAAGGTAAGAAGATGGAGTACCATATGTTCAAGGGCTCCGAGTCCCCGTATGACCCAGAGATGCCGTACACGCTAGGCGGTAGCCAGAGGGCTAAGACAAACAGAGAAACCTTTCTCAACAAGCGAGCACAGATGTGGTGGACTTTGCGGGATAGGTTCGAGGCAACCCATCGAGCTGTGGTGAAGGGTCAGTATATTGACCCAGAAGAGCTAATTAGTTTGTCATCAGATATTGACAATATTGAGCAATTACGCTCGGAAGTTTGCAGAATCCCTTTAAAACGATCAAACTCTGGTAAGATTCAGATTTTAAGCAAGATTGAGATGGCGAAGAAACCGTACTCAATACCTTCACCGAATATGGGCGATTCTCTCATGATGAGTATGCACACGCCTAAAACCAAGATAATGAAACCGATAGAGATCAACTTTGCAGGATGGAATAATCATGGCTAGTTACGACAATGGCAAAGAGTTAGAGGACAGAGGTGCTGGTGAGGACGATCTGAGCTACAAGGCTGATTACTCAGAGCATCAAGACGTTATAAATTTGCTAGATAAGTGCCAGCAAGCTGACAAAGACAATCGTGAACGTGTCAGAGAGGCCCATCTGTTCCTGGATAAACGAGATGGTCAGTGGGAGCCCGAATTCTGGAGCAGCAACGACAATAAGCCTCGTTATACTTTCGACATGGTCAATCCTATCGTAGACCAGGTAGCTTCTGAGATAGAGCAGAACGACTATGATATTCGGGTATCTCCGGCTGGAGGTGACGCAACTAAAAACTTGGCTATGTCGTTTGATGGAATGATCCGTAACATCGAGCAGATGTCT